GTTTCTTCGGTGGTCTCGTTGGGTGTTTCTTCCTCCTCGCTATTTTCCTGAGATCTAGATTTCTCTAGCTCTTGATAAGCCTTAAGTAGTTCCTCTTGGTTTTTGAATTTTCCACCAATAAGATCTATGTTCTCTTGAGAGGTTTCATTCTGTTCAAAAGCTCGTTGTCTATCTTCCTCTTGAGCTTGAACTATCTTTTCACCTTGAGCTAAGGCAGCGGCCTCAGCTTCCTGTTGTTCTGCTGAGGGGGCGTCTGAGGTTGGGTCAAATGTGGTAGTTGCCATTAATGATAAATAGTCTTAATTCCTTGAAAGTCAGGTCTTACAGGTTCTTTTTTATTGTTTGCATATTTACCAGCTGTTGTCTGACCTTCAGTAGTACCCTTCACTTTTTTAGTAATGGAATACTTACCAGCTGGTTTTTCTAGTAATTCTGCTTCTACGGGTTTAATTTCATTTTTAATAAATGTTCCGTCAGGGTTGCGCTTGCGGCTCTTCCTGGGTTTCTTGGGTGGGCTGTTGAGGTTGTCCATTGTTAATTACTTGTTCGGCTAATGGTGACTTTGCTAATTGTCCAGCTTGCTTTAATAGTTCTTGTTGTTGAGCCTGTTGTTGAGCTTGTTCGTTTTCTGCCTGTATCTGTTCAGGATCTTTAATTAGTCCTAAAGTTTCTATTCCAGATGAGGCGGCAAGACGTTTTAAGAACTCTGGTGGATTTATATAGGTTGCTAAAGCCTCTGGTCCCATTGTCTGTGCAATGGTGGTTACAAACTCCATAAGAGATTGTTTATCCTGACCTCTACCTACAGAATTTAAGCCAGCTACAATAGTAGGCATGACCAAACCTTTAGGAAGGCTAGGGATAGATTTATTTCTAGAGAGTAGATAAAGTTTTCTATGTAGATAAGGAGTTAATAAAGAGATAGTTAGGTTTCCAAATATGCCTCCGAGTTGCTCGTTTAACTCCTGAATTAAGGCAGATATTTCAGTCGCGGTTGTGCGTTCTGATTGCCTCGGATTAAGGATAAGAAAAGCATCAGATAGCCTAGACGTTAGGTTGGCTATCATTTCGCTCGCTGTTCTGAAGTCGGCGGTCTTCCCTACGTTCACTACAGAAACGTCATCCGCTCGCCCTTGAATCACACTACCATTCCTGGCGCGGCTGAGGCTTTGCGCCTTAGTCGTTGCGCTGGGAGAGACCATAAAAACGACTTTTGCGGCGCTGGCGCTGCCCTCCACTAGACTTTGCATTAGACCATCTAGTGATTTTAAGTCGCCTATAAACTCCTCACATCTTGAACGACCCCAGCTTTCACCGTCACAGACATTCCACCTTAATGGGAGCCAACCACTGATCTTTTTAGGGGTACTTGAGTGTGATCCGTTTACTATCTTTTGATCTATTTCTTGATGCCATTTCCATTGACCATTATCTAGTCTGGCCCATGTATAAACATCAGCATCATCTTTCTTAGCTGATCCTCCTACAACTCCAAACTTAGGTCCATCTTCTCCTGGGGAATTAGAATCTTCACTATCGGTAAGAGGCTTTTGAAATTCTTTAGGTAGGAGTGATCTATGAATACTTTCTTTTGTAATTATCTCTATACAGGTTCCATCTCCATCACGGTTCACTACATAGCGATCCATTGGAAATAGTTTGAGGTTTTTCTTCCCAGCAAATAACAGTACATTTCCTGTAACTATTAAATGCTTCATAGCTCCATGAAGAACAACTCGATCACTAGACTCAGCGACCTGTTGCATAATCATCTTCTCCATTTTTGACAGAGAAAGGTCTATCTCTGAGCGCACTTGAGCATCTACATTTGGTATAGCTGCTATTTCAGCGTCGTTTATTTGGAGCTTAAAAAAACTTGTATTTATAGGGAAGAGTGACAGCATTAATTTTGCTGACAACACATTTACACCTCTACTACCCTGCGACTGCCAAGGTATAGGAAGCGCTCCACCTGACGCTAAATCATCCTCTGGTAGAAGATAAGGTATTGTCAGCGCGGAACATTCTCTAGCAGCATCTAAAAAAGGTTGCCTATCAGTAACTAAATATTGATATCGGGCTTGGGCTAATTCTTGCATTGTTATTTAGGAATATTTAAACCAGTGCTTCCAGTTCCTCCCGTTTTAGTTCCTATCCCTTTAGATCTCTCAATCCTTAAAGCGCTAGTCCCTTTACTTGCTTGTTGTAGCTCTTGCCTCTTAGATCTTCTTTTCTTAAGTGTTGGTTCTTCCGTGCTTGTATTAGTTAAGACTGGAGGAGGTGTTTGCTTAAGATCAATCTCTGGCATAGGAGCAACCTTCATAGGAGGTTGGGCTTGTACTTGTGGTATCTCCATAGGAGGAGGACTTGGAGGTGGAGCAAGCGTTGGTAGTCTTTGAGGAGTAGGTAAAGATTGAGGTTGTTTTAGCTCTGGCACTGTCGGAGCGCTTGGCATACACATATCGTTATGGTTCTAATTTATCTTTTAAATAATCAATGACTGACCTCTGTCCAGAACGGAACATGATGTCATTCATACTATTGGTAGGTAATGGGTAAAACGGTGGGAAGGTCTCGTCTAAATCCTCCATCAACTTTTTAATTTGATAGTGATTATTTTCAAAAATATCCTCGTATTTTAATTCATCCATATGAGGGTAAGTTTACGTTTGAGGTTTCAAAGAATGAGGGCATTCGACTTCTTTGTGTATCTTTTAGACCCTCTGCTTTTCCTCGGTGGTAGAGAGAGTCGGATTGATTCATCCAGAAATCTTTATCTATATATTTATTGTTGTTAGTCCCTAGACCATCCATAGCCCAAGCTACTGTAGCTTTTCTAAGCTTGTTTAAATGCTCAGGTTGTTTAAGTCCTAGGTCATGAGCAACCATTCCGTGGACCCCGACGTGGACGACCTCATCACGGCTAATTTCCGACGACAACCCTCTCATGCCAATGTCTCCATTAAACCTATAGAAAGGTAGGAGTACAAAGAATACACTCCTCTCTAGTATTGCGGCTTTGAGAATGGGATGCTCTGGAGATTCCATCCAGACTTTAAGTATATTCTGGGCTTCTCTCTCATACTTATCGACAGTGCCGTGAGCATCAACAACATACTGAAAACCAAGATCATGTTTATCTTCATCTTTCTGATTGGAGATTAAAGCCTCCATTACTCCATGTTTATCTGGTAGATCTTTTTCTAAACCCTGCTGTAGTAACTCCTTTACTGGTAACTCTAAACACCTGAGAGCAAGCGTTCTGAAAATACTATCCTCACTTCCAGCTCTAAGCTCACCTTTATTACAAGCTTGGGGGGTCCATTTTCTTTTTCTTTCTATAAGTTTCAAATAGCTTGACATTATTTATTCAGCGCATCCAGCGCATAATATTGATGGCTCTTCTAAATCGAAGATGTCTTTATAATCCTCATCTAATACGGCTGAGGCATCGTCTTTTCTTTGTGTTTCAGGTGTAACTTGCAATGCGTAATACATTGAAGTTTGTGGACTCTTTAACCAGTCTTCTATAAATGCCTCATCGTATGTAACTACATCCGACCAAGTGTTAAAACTATACCCGTGCATTAATCCGCTATTGTTATAAAGGCGCATTAATTCATCAGCTACTAATTTATAATTATCCCAGCCAACTTCTGAGGCTATTTCTACATCTCCATAATCATAAGATGTAACTCCAAAAGTACCACTATCGCGATCTACAGTTCTCGCTATTGGTGGTGCTATTTCAGGTGTTGTTGTATAACCTTTAAGGTCTTTATATTTATAACTACATGATGCTGTAGGAGCTATTGTAAATGCTCTTTGCATACCATAAGTTCTAGCAATTACGCTAGCCTTTTGAATACCAACATCAAAGGCTCGTGCTAATAAACCAGCTGTAGTCTGTGAAACTACCATCCCGCTATTTAGGTCTCGTAATGCTTCACCAAATTGTTTATAAGTTACCTTGTGATATCTAAGACAATTTGCTAACCCTAAGATCCCTAAACCTACTTGTCTATCCTCTTCAGGTGTTAAATACTCTCCAGAATCTCCTACTCCTGTAGTTCTATGTAGCTCACATAATTCAGTCATTCCTTCTACATAAGCTTTAGGAATATCTTCTAATGTGCAAGCTCCTAATTGAACATGTTCTAATAGGCATGTACCCCTAGACTTAATATATATCTCAAGGCAAACATTCCCAAAGATTTGCTGACCACTACGATCATGGCGTATCTTGTTTAACCAAATATCACCGCTATGGATACCTCTAAGTAATAAAGTTTTAGTTTCTGTTGAGGCTTTATCCCATAACTCTTGATTGATATCTACACATCTTTTAGCCCAAGGAAGATCTGATCTTGGCGCTGTAATGTATTCATTAATATCAGCATGACCCAACGACAAATGTAAACAAATTGCACCGTTGCGGTATGTGCCACCACGCCTTAATGTTTCGTTTAATTGAGAATATATTTTTGCAAATGATACAGGTCCAGATGCAACTAATGTATCTTTTCCTTTTTTGGTTTCTGTTCCTTGAGGTCTTAAATCTGATAGATGTATTGCACACCCAGCCCCATATCTGAGGGCATGACTAGAGAAAACCCACGAAGCCTGAATACCCTCTCGACCTTGCATACTATCGGAAACATTAAAAACCGTGCATGACACGGGAAGGCGTGAATCAGGATTGTCTAACCAACTCTGAACGCGCCCTGTTCTTGCTATTAAATTAGACATAATCTAAACAATATCCTCTAAATAAGGTGGTTTATAATTTGGACCTTTCATTACTTTTCCAGTTTTATCTTTTACAGGTTTACCATCGACTAATTTACTCATATTAGAATTATGTACTCTGTCTAGAGCCTCATCTAATTCAAACCCAGCTGTTACAGCATATTGAAAAACAACATAGACTAAATCAGCTAACTCCTTTAGTAAATCCTCTCGGTATCTTGGAGTGTTTGGATATAAAGCACACTTAGTATGTGCATCAAGAAATTCACTATATTCCTCAGTAATTAGTTTTCTTTGGAGATACATATTAGGTCCAGTAAATTGGCCTATTGGTTGATCATTAGCTACTCGGAATTGGAGAGCTTGGCCTAATAAATCAGGAACTTTGGTCATGGTAATGTTGGAACTTTGGTGTAGTTAATTGGTTCAGTAGGTCTAATTTCCATAGCCTTAGTTATGTAAACTCTGGCTTTTGTTAAATCATCTATCCTTGATTCTCCTTTTTTGAATCCCGCTCTACTGATGTATTTAACAGCGTTACCTAAAAAGTAATCTAGGTTTTGATCGGCTATGTAATCCCATACTTCTATGGCTCCCTGTTGGTAGTGATTTGGTGAATACTTATCCATTGAGTTCTTTGGTGATCTTTTTAAGAAACCCCTCCATCCAGGGTTCCCACGGATTGCCGTCTAGGTTTACTTCAGTATTTCTATAAGCTCTTATGGCTAATAAGTTATTTCTGATAAACGCTAGTTCTGTATTGGTGAGATTCATTTAGGAGTTATCAGTATTGGCTTTTGATTCTTTGCGTCCCAGTCCTCTGCCTGGAGAATCTTTGCTAGCCGTAAGTTCCTTAAGGCATCCTCTTCTGTCTGTCCAACATCGAGGAATGTTTTAACGACTACGGGCCAATAGTTTTCATCCTTTACTTCATCTAATATCTTGAGGGCTTTCTTTGGTCCGATTGAAATAGCGCCTTTATATCCGTCTGTACTATCTCCCGAAAGCACCTGTTCCCATAATTTCTTATAGGCAGCTTCTTTTGTTTGAGTCCACTCTTCTTTGAGGTTATATAACCTACATGGGACTTGTTCCATATCTTTATCAGGACTAACTAAGACAAAGTTTGAGAGGGTTCCATTAGTCGCAACTATGGAGCAAACATCATCAGCTTCTAGCCCTGGTTTCATGAGCGATGGATATGAAGCCATTGCCCAATTCTTTAGTTTTAAATAGCCTGCTGGCTTTCTTTTGGTTCTGTTCCCCTTGTATGTGGGATCTATGGTTTTGCGAAAGTTGGTTTGATCAGTCAGCGCTACTAAGATGTCTCGTGTTTCAAATCTTTCACATAATTGAGAGATCTCTCGTTTGACTATCTTTTTTGCTGCTAAAAAGTCTCCAACAATGACAGTTAAATCTTGGCTGTATTCATGCTCTTGCTCGCTCGCAGTGGCGGCACGATAAAGAAAATAATCAAGATCTATTAATATTTTTAGTGGTTTCATCTGGCCTAGTGGAATTGATGAGGTAATCGATTGAGCGCTTTAAAATTTCTGGATCATCGTTAAATTTGCCAAATCCCAAATTGCATGAATTACATATATATCCCCTGAATGTGTCATCGGTATGACAATGATCTAATACCCAGGATTCTGTATGTCTTCCACAAGAGGGACATTCTCCAGCTGGAGGTGGTGGATTTTGTTTTCTTAGTTTTGCTCTTACTTGTGCTAACTCGTTTGAGCATTGTTTACATGTATTTTTTCTACCAGCTGAGGAAGTAGAGAAGTATGGAAAGTCAGTTTCTACTTTTACTTTTCCACACTTCCTACATTGTTTAGTGTGTTTCTGACCAGTTCGATCCGACTTTAGTTTCGCTATCCAGTTCGCATCTAAAATGCAAAGTTGTTTGAACATCTTTCATTGCTGCTTTTATTAAGAACTCCGCGTCCTCTGTTTGCTCTTTCTTCACCGCTAATTGCATCTCATCGTGGATGAATGCTAAAGGTTTATAATTTATATTTGCTTCCTTAAGTAATACATTGGCTCGTATAAGCCAAGACTTACAAATGCAGCTGCCAGCGCTCTGTAAGAGATAGTTTAAGCAAGCGTATTTCTTTCCTAATAGTCTTATTGGCCTCCCATCGATGGCAGTGATAACCCCGTGCTTGGCCCTTTCTTGAATTGCTTCATTAAGTTCTTTGAATCCTCGGAGATTGGTAAGGATTTTGTCGCGGATTTCAGCGCCTCTTTTACCAGCCTCTGCTTTACTTGCCCCACTAGTGAGTCCCAATTTAATATTACCCCCACCGTAGATAAGACA